AAATTAGCAAAATATCTTGTGACGCAAGGTTTATCTGATCCAGTTTTAGTTGGAATTAAAGGTGAACCTCGTGCTATAGGAAAGAAACCTAGGCTTATTGCTCAGGTGTCGGTTGTTATGAATTTATTAGGAAGAATAATTATTGGTAATCATTTATTAGAAGAGCAAGAACATGAAGAAATTGCTACTGCTGTTCAGATTGATCTTATCACTCCTAGCGCTACTGAAGCGCGAAGGTTGGAATGGGATCGAGAAGGAGAGCTTTACACTAGTGATGTTCAAGGATGGGAATATTCCGTGAATAATTGCGATAGGTGGCAAGCATGTTTTAAAGAGGCTTATTCGATGAAGTTGATTGATGAAAATATGGTTCCGATAAAAGGTAAGGAGAGACATCTTTATGCTTTAATTGGTTATCATACTTGTATGATTAGGAGGATAGTTCAATTTCCGGAAGGAATTTTGGTCGTTCCTCCTCCTGGTCAGATGTCGTCAGGTGAGTTGGGAACTTTTTCAGAAAATAGTTTTATGAGAGCTAAGTTATCAGAAGATATTTCATGTATGAAATATCAAGCTAACTGTGAGTATATAAAGACTGCTGGGGATGATTGTTTAGATTCAAATGAAGATTGTAGGGATTTTTATTTGCGTAAAGGTAAAGTTATTACTGATTTTGCTGCAAATGAAGGAACTTATAGTTTTTGTTCTACAACTTTTGCTCCCGGTGGTTCTTATCAGCAGAATATACGAAAATCTTTTTATTCTATTTTAACTAAGAAAGTTTTTGATTCAGATCAGAGAAGAAACTTTAAAAGCGCATTTTATAACCATCCTGAGTATAGGGAACTCGAAGGTTATTTGCGACAAGTGTTTGGTAACACTTGGTAGGTGATACATTTCTTAGCGGTTTCGATTCATTTTAGAGTCTCGTCACATGGTGTGTGCTCTTTTGCCAGTAACGGGAACTGGCGAAAAATATAAAATGAATTCTTCCGCGTTAACAAAAAGTAAGAAGAAGAGATTAAACAAAGCAAAACGTAAGGTGTTGAAAGGTTCTGGAGACTATGAAGTGTCAACAATGAATATGCCTGTCGGTATTGGAAGACTTGATTCTAAGATGGATCATTTAGAGAAGATGCTTAACAAGATGAATTCAAAGGTTAGTGCTTCAAGGTTAGGTTCAGATCTAGGTTCTTTGTTGCCTATTCCTATGGGTAGGGAGTTAGGTGGCTTAGCTGGCAGCCTTATGGGTAAGATGTTTGGTAAAGGTGACTATGAAGTAAAAGGTAATAGTTTGATGAAAAATTTGATTGCAAATGGTTCAATTGTTCCTAAGTTTAGTGCAGATGGAAGTAGAGGTATAAGATTGGTAGAACGTGATTTTATCGGTAATATTACTTCATCTTCTGTTTCTGGAGCTTTTAAGAATCAATCGTTTGCGATAGATATTTCCAATCGAACATCATTTCCTTTTGCCGGTCTTGTTGGTTATTTATTTGATGAATGGGAACCTCATGGTATTGTGTATCAATTTGTTTCAAGTTCATCTGAATTTAATGGAGCTTCTCAAGCTTTGGGTTCAGTTATTATGTCGACAGATTACAATCCTAGTGATCCTGCTTATGTATCTAAACAAGAAATGGAGAATGCTGATTTTGCTTGTTCAACTAAACCTTCACAGTCGTTAATTCATGCTGTAGAGTGTGATCCAAATGAGAGACTTGTAAAAGTCTTTTTCACTAACGATGCTGATGTAAAACTTTCCACTTTAGGAAATTTTCAAATAGCGTCTGTTGGTGTCGTTGGAACTAACGTACTTTTAGGTGAGTTGTGGGTGACATATGATGTTACTCTTTACAAGAAACAATTAGCTTCTCCTCTCGATGCTGCTCATTTCTTAACAGCTACAGGTAACGCTGTAAATGGGCAAGGTATGATGAGTGGAGTTACTTTATTGTCATCTGGTGATGGTTCAATTATTATTAGTCAAACTGCTACAACCTCTATTTTAACTCTTCCGATTGAAGCGGGAGCGACTTCAAAGTTCTTTATGGTGTATTTTCTAACTTTATTGTCTGCTGGTGATTCTTTGACTATGGTCGGTACTAACTGTACTGTAACTCAGAGAGCTGCTGGTGGTTTAGCAATAGCTGGTATGAATGAATACATTATTACTGTAATAGCTCCTGGAGCTTTTATTACAACAAGTACTAAGGCAGTTGCTGTTTCAACTTGGGCGATGCAAATAACAGAAGTTAATGGTTCCTTTACTATCAATTGATTGTTTTGTTTATGGGTTAAGAGACACCCAGTAAAAGAGCTTAATCGGTTTAAACGTACCGTACTTTGGAACAAGTTTATGTTATCCACTATATCGAAATTAAAGAAGACAGGTGTTTTCACTTCCACTACACGGAAGTTTTAATAAGAT